AACGGCTTTCTGTGGAGCCTTGTTGACGTACACGCGTGAACTCACCAAGGCCGTAATTGTGCCCTCGCCTGTCAGCAGTGAGACCAGTCCTGATTTCATTGTCATTTGAGTAGACCAGCAATTCCGCTTTTTGTGCTGCGAATGACAGACTTAGAAATCCGGCCGCGTGCCTTCTTCCTCTGTTTTGCCACCCGTTTTTTCATGTCCTTTTTGACGTTCTCTTGAAACTTCGCCAGTGCCGCGTGCCTTGATTTTGAGTGACCATCCCTGACGATTGGATGCTTTGTTTTCATCTTTCCACGGTTGTGACCAAGTTTGGTAGATCTCGGATCTGTCCCTTCAATCCACCACATCATGTTTTTAACGCTGATACCCTTACTGCCTGGATTCTTGCCCGCTGCCCTCCGCTTCGATGCCGCCTCGTTTGCCAACTGCTCCTGCTTAGCTTTCTTCATGCCGGCCTTGACGCCGACTTTTGCATGCACTTCGCCAGTCCGTTTGTTGAACTTTTTGAATCCCCAGCCAATTGACTTCCTGGCGTCTTTCATTTTGCTGGGCAACTCTGCCTTGATGCCTTTTGCCACCACTTGCAGATAGCCTCTGATCCCGGCTGGTGCGATCTTGTCAACCATGTCTTCGCGGATTTCTTTCATCGCGTTTAGCAACGCCTGATCACCGCTGATGGCAACTTCCAAAATGCTGTTAGCCATTACCGTTCCCGCTGACTGCTTCCTGTGTCACCGTCACAACAACAGGCTTGCCAATCTCATTCAAACGGCACGCTTTGTATGAATCTCATACTCAAGATTAGCGTTGTCGATATTGAAAGCAGCGACAATTTCATATCTCGTTTGGTCGTAAATTAAACGATCATCCGGCGTGATTGCATCAAGTGAGCTGTCATAGGCCACGTACCAAACGTGACTCACATCAGCATTGACTTGATTAACCTTCCAAAACTCTCGACCGCCCTTGCTGACACATTTCGCCCATGCTGATGAAAAGCTCGACCAGTTAGAAAGATTGGTCAAATCAATGTGTCCATGAGCGTCTGCCGTGCCGCTTGGAGTCTCAAACGTAACTTTGAGATCGTACTCGCCAATCTTGCGATGACATCGTTTCATCACCATGTCGGCAGTCCTACTAAATCGTTTTGGACTTTGTAAGCACTCAACAACATGGCCGCCGGCGAATTGTCAGCTAGTGCATCGCACTCTTCGCACGGCACCCGCTCGCAAAACATTGAGCCGATCAACATTTTTAATGCATGTCGAATCGGATCTGGCACTGATGCCGCCGTTGATCCGTAGCCGGCGACATAAGTCACCGTGACTGCATTGACCTCATCGTAGGTCGTCGGCCAATCGTTGTCATACGATTCGTAGACGCCGGCTGCTCGATTGTTGCCCGATGTATCAACCATATATTTCGATGTTGCCAGCGTTTGACTATTGCCATTGGCATCGTTGTACGTGATTGATGTAACGCTTGAGAGCGGAGCTTTCGGCAACCAGATTGGCTGCCCGTAATCTGGAAATGAATTGAGATTGAGAATCAGGGTCTGATTGATCAGTGCTCGATGCGTGTAATTCTCAATCCAAACGCGGCCGGCAGTGATGAGGCTGCGAATGTAAGCATCCTCATCACTGCCAATGACGCGTAGATGCGTTTTAATCTCGGCTGTCGTTACTGGTTCGACGGTTGGACCGACGCTGACGCTTAGTCCTGGCACGTTCCTGCACCTCCTCAGCAATTGTGCGATGGATCAACAGATTAGCCTGGCCGTCAGCGAGGTTGTAAATCCTGCCGCGTTGCCAATGACGGAAGCTTTGATTAAATCGAACAAGCATCAGATTCTGATCAAACCTCCGCAACCAGCTTCAGAAACTGTGTTCGGAGCTTCACCAGCTCGGCTGAGAACGGCAAGGATTGAACAGAAAGTTCCTGCCGCACCATCGCCAGCGGTTGCCGATACGTCGATGTATCGTTTACGGCCACGCAGATCGACTTGGAAAGCGAAGAACTTGTTATCATCGTCGGCCGCTGGCAAAGCTGCTGCACTGCCATCGATGTCAGTTCCGCTTGAGAAGTCGGCACCTGAGATGTCGGCGTGACCGCTGCCGCTAGTGTCGGACTCGGTCAGCTTGAGAGCTGACATGGCGATGTCCGTTGCTCCAAGATATGCAACAACTGTCAAATAATCGAATCCGCTAGTGTCGATCTCGGCAGTTGTATAAGCCGCGTTATCGACGATTGCCGCCGGCGGTGTCACCGAAACGAACTTGACGTTTTGCAAAGCGTTCATATTGATTCTCTCGCGTGAGTTTGAGATTAAAGAAAAGCCGCCGATTAAGGCCGACGGCAAGCCTTATGATAAACCGGCTTTTAGCTTGCCGGAGTCTTCAAAGCGACGATAGGACCAGCTGTCGTTGCATCACCAAGATCATGAATTTTGATGTCGTAACGCTGCGTTCCCTTGATGGCCAGTTGATCGTACTCAAAGAAACGATCGCTTGAGATTGCAAACGTGATGTCACGCCGGCTGCCCATCATTGAAGCCAAGCTCAGATCACCGAACAGAGCTAGAATCGTCGAAGTTTGAGCAGTCAAAGTGCTGTTCAGCACCTGAGTGAACACAACCGGATAGCCGAGGAATGTCTGTCCACTGGCTCCAGCGATGTCATTAACCGCGTTTCCGCCGCCAGCATACGCCAATCGACTGATTGAATCAGCGTGACCAGCCGAGCTGATGTACCATCGAGCATTTCGTCGAGCGTACAGCGGCAACTTAGCGACGACATTGTTAAAGTCGACCAAATCAAGCGTTGAAAACGCCGTATTGCCAGTCGTTGCGGTTGCGATTGATCCGGCATGATTGCCATCATCAACCTTAGAAGCTGCACCGACGATGCCGTGATAAGTGCTCGTTCCATCGCCGTTGAATCCGCTTTCGTCTTCCTTGTTTGCGAAAGCGTAAGCGATTTCAGAAGCCAAATCATCAGCAAGATCGATAACAGCGTCTTCGCTTAGATCGCTGGAATACTTGCAAACAACGCCCCATTTACGAGCGACCAGCTCGACGTTGTCCCAGCTCTTGTCAGATGCTGAGATTTCGTCATTTTCACCGACAGCGTAAGCCGTCAGACCACCGACGCGTCGTGGCACGGTCAGTGTGTCGGATGACATCGTGACAATCCGTGAATTTGCACGGAACACGCCGTACTCTTCGCGGAGATCAATGATAGCCTGCGACATTTCGGAAGGCACCAACACGCCGCCTTTAGCGTTGTCATCGCCGCTCATGGCGTTGCTGAATCCAACGCCATGATCGCGACACCATTGAGCTGCATTGCGATCCTGGTAAGCGACAGCCTTAATCCACTGGCCAGCCTTGAACGCCTGCTCGCGGCCTTCTCGATCGTTCGAGAATCCTCGCAGCTTTTTGTTGTTTGGCGGCAATTGAATCGCCTGAATCGCCGGCTTTGTTTCGCCGTCTTGTGCGAGAGGTCGAGCGACTGTTGCTTTTGGAGCAGGCAGCTTGTCGATCTGCTCAGCTCGATTCAAAAGATCCTGAACGCGGTCAGAATTAGCGTTAATTTGCTCATTCTGTTCGTCGGTCGCGTTTTCGCCAGACTCTTCAATCTCTTCGATCAAAGCCAGCGTTTCCACTCGCAGCGTTTCCGCTTTGTCACGCAGCTCAGCTGCCGTCGGGGTGTTCTTCAACATTGTATGATGTCCTTTTGCGTCAGCTCGGACATCATACACGCATGCGATGACCTCGCTGACAGTGTTAGAAACTGTCAAACCTAGTCGCATCGCGTCACGCGTTGCTGCAAGTGTTAGCCGTCACGGCTGCATTATTTGTAAATGCGATTCGCTAGAAGTGCAAGCTTAGATTTTAAAAGCCGATAATCCGGCTTCGCTTGTGCCTGCTCCGGCCCGCGTTTGTTGGCAATGATCGCATCTACGAAACCAAAACCTTCAGCCTGCTCAGCTGTGATATACGTTTCACGATCCATCATCTGACCCAGCGTTGTCACCTCCATGCCAGTTCTAGCTGCATACACGCCGGCAATCTGTCTTTTGACTGTGTCCAGCGTATCAGCAATGGCCCGAAAAGTATCAGCTTCACCCATTGCTACCGTCCACGGATTGTGAATCATCAATTGGCCGGCCTCAGCAATTTCGATCCGATCGCCAGCCATCGCAATAACGCTCGCAATCGATGCTGCAATGCCATCAATCTGGATCGTCACATTGCCGCGTTGATGCAGCAGATTGTAAATCGCGACGCCTTCAAACACATCGCCGCCGGGACTGTTCAAATGCACTGTCACCGATTTATCGTTGTCTTTTGGCAGCATTGAAAGCAGATCGGCAGCAGAGAATCCAACGAAAGACGGCCCGATCTCGTCATAAATGTAGATGCGATCGTCATCGTCTTTGCGGCTTTTAAGCTCAACAGGTGTAATGTTTTCGCTTGCCTTCCAAGTCCAGCTCGCTGCGTCCGTATACGTCAACCAATGACATTGACGTAAGTTTTCGTTGTTTCGCAGGCTAAAGTTGATCGCCATTGTAAATCCCCAACTTTTCAAGCAGTGCCGCTGATCTAGCCGCAGGCCATTCATTCAGCGTTTGAGTAATAATTGGCTTCAATGTCTCTGATGTTGCTGAACCACTTGCTTCAACTACTTCTGAGTGACCATCTGCAATCCACAGCGTCACCGCTGCACCCAATTCAACAATATCAGTGATGCCAGCCAGTTTCGCCGGCAATTCCAGTTTCTCAATGCAATGTTTGTGATGAGCGTCCGCAAAATCATCCAACCATTGCAGGAAATTCGATTCTCGGCCGGCGGCTCTGATAATTCGCTCCATTTCAATCTGAGACAACCGTGAAGCCTGATCGACCAGATGAGCGATTGCATCATTGTTGGCCTGCTCGACTGTCGGCTGGTCGCTTGAATCAATCGCGACCAATCGACCGTTATCATCAAGCGGAGCCATTGCAGTTTGCATATAAAATGTGTCGCCGCCTTCGACGGGATTTAGATTGAGCTTACTTCGGACTTCGTTACGAGTCATAAACCCGTTGAAGTGCATCTTTTCCAGATAATCACTCTTCGCTCCGAGATCAGCCGATAGCAAATCTTCAATGACAAAGTCAAAGAACATCGAGTTGCGTTGTTGTGGAGTCATTAGGCATTGATCATTTAATGCTGACGCCCACAATGCCGTCATCGGCCGAATACCGTAAACTCGCCAGTTAAGGCTAAGTTGCTCGACATTGTTAAAACTCGACCGGCTGTGATCGTTAATCAATGGAGACGGCACGCCAAAGATTCGAGCGACGTCAGCAATGTCAAACGACATCGACTCGATCCATTGGCTGTCTTCGTTCGGCACGCTGATTTGCTGATACTTCAAACCTTGATCAAGGATTGCAACTTTGTGCTGATTGTCTTTTGAATGCAATTGCTGCCAGCCGTATCGCATCTCTTGTTTCTGTTCTGGCGTCATGCGGCCTGGAAATTCAAGGATGCCGCCAGGAATCGAACCATTGCCGAAAAAACGATTGCCATAATCACGGCGAGCGATTGAACCACCCAAGACCTCGCGTTGATAACCAATGGTCGAAAGTCCAGTGATGCCGTCATCGGCTAGATTCATCTGTCGCAGATGCAACACTTCAGGAGCTTCTAAGACAATCGCTTCGCCGTCTTCCTGCGTAATGTGGTATACAACGCGATCACGGAAAACTTCGACCGTTACGTCATTCGGCGTAACGGGTAACAAAGATGTTACCTGACCATTCTCAATCACTTTGACCGCGTAAGCGTTGCCCCATAACTCAAGAGCAGCCTGCATAAAGAATTTGAATTCTCTGGCGTTTTGCCATCTGTTAGGCTTTTGATGTAACAAACGATAAAGCTGATTGTTTTTTAGCTCGACTTTGCCGTCATCGGATTGCTGATACAGCTTACACGGCAAAGTTGACAAGCTGTCAGCCTTAAGCCGCACGCATGCCCACACGGCCGACATCTTCAACGCGTTATCGACGTTGATCTGAACGCCGCTTTCCGTGCTTTGTCCACCTCGGAACCAATCAACCAGCCAATTGCCCGGCGTGCTTGTTGTGGCTCCCTGCGGACGAATCCAGCTTTTGAATCGCTCAATGATGGTCATAATGTGAACAGGCTCCCGCTGCCGACAAAGTCACTGGATTCGTTGACGTTTGTAATCTGCAAACTCATCGCCATTAACGTCGCACAGATGCCGTCAATCTTTTCGGCACTGCGGCCCTTGTCTGGCCTGATATTGCCGCTGGCATCCTCACGGTGAGCCGTGTTGCTTGCCATCCATCTGAGCACTTGGTTCTGATTGTGCCTAATTTTGCCGGCTGCGACCATGCCAACAAATCGTTTGAATGGCTCGTTATACGTCGAGAATGTTTGCGGAAGCTTTTTGAATAGCTTTTCAGGCAATCCACGTTCAGCCAGCAACTGAATCAACGCCGTCGCATTCCAAGGATCGTATCCAACACAAATCGCGTTGCTTTCTGTCAGTATTTCGGTCAGACGATCCGCTAAATAGATTGCATCAATCTCGCTGCCTGGTGTCGCTTCGATATGACCAAGTTCAATAAACCGCTCAATCGTCCCTCGCTCGTATCCGAGCCGGCCCTCAATGCTTTCTTCAGGCATCCAAAAGTGCGGCTCGATCATTGCATTGCCATCAACCATACGCACCAACGATAGGGCGGTAATATCGCGTGTGCTTGATAAGTCGAGGCCACCATAGCAATCAGCATCTTGCAACTTGTCAGTGTCAATTTCATCAGAGCATTCATCCCACTTGTGCATCGGAATGATTCGCTTTTGCTGCTCAGTCCACTGATTCAAATGCAAATTGCGGAAAGTGTTTTCGTATGCCGGATTGGTTTTCGCTTTTTCAGCTTCGGTCCTCAGATAATCGATGCTAATAGCTTGACCAAGCGATGGATTTGCCGTTGCCCATACTGTTTCATCGGTCCAGTCTTCGTGAGGAGCTGCACCAAATATGACAGGATAAAAACTGTCATCAACGTGCATCTCGTTGATGATCGACATGGCGTAATTGTGAAGCTCGTAACAAATAGAATTCCGATCGTGGCCGGCGGTTGTGATGGCAACTGTCAACGGCTGCCGTCTGGCTCCTGTTGATGTCTGAAGAACATCCCAAAGCTCACGCGTCGGCTGAGCGTGCAATTCGTCAAAGATGATGCCGTGAGCATTGAACCCGTGAGAGCCAGCGGCATCGGCTGCGATGGCTCGATAAAAGCTTTCAGACTTTGGATGCATCATCCGTTTGACTGAGTCTCGAATCTTTACACATTGACGCAAATCTTCGTCAGCTCGAACGCAAGCCGCCGCCATCTGGTAGACGAGTGCAGCCTGTTCGCGTGTCGTCGCCGCTGAATAGATCTGGCCGCCATGCTCGCCATCAGCAATTAGCAAATACAACGCGATGCCAGCACAAAAAAACGATTTGCCGTTCTTACGTGGCACTTCGATATAGGCTGTTCGGTATTTCCGTGTCCCGTCGTCGCGTTTCCAACCGAAGATGTCTCTTATGACACATCGCTGCCATTCCAGCAGCTCAAATGGCTCGCCGGCTTTTGGGCCTTGATAATGTTTGAGGAACAGCGGAAAGAAGTTTTCAGCCCGCTCTGCTGCCTCATCATCAAACCAAAACTCAGCCAAGATAGCTCGCTTTCTTGTTCTTTTCGGTTGGCTTCAGTGCATTTTCGCTCGGTTTTAACCCAACTCTGGCTGATGGCGTCAAACCAATCTGGCACATCAAGCGAATCAAAATATCAGTTGTTTTCCAATACCTTTGAGCATCACCACTCTG